GAAGAAGGTATAGGGGTTTACCCAATAATGGATGGTTTAGTCACAGCTGTGATAGACGGATGCATAATTGGGAACACCAACGAAAATTGTGCGAGGGGTAATTTTGTTGAAATAACAAAAACATTAATAGAAAATCCTGTTGAGGGTGAAACTGCTTATTATAAAGTAACGTATTCTTATTTAAGAGAAGGTATTTTAGTCGCGGCAAATGCCGGGGTAGAATCTACAATTAATAGAAATGCAATTGGTACTTACGTTGGTGGTAATACTATGAATGGTAAAAAATTAGGTAAGTTGGGTAATACTGGAAATTCTAAAGGACAACACCTACATTTAGAAATTAGAAGGGGTGTAGGACAAGAAGACGGTAGTGTTGTAGAACACATTTTAAACCCAAAACACTTTTTACCTAACTATCGTCCACCACAACCACTATAATTTATAGTTTAGATTGACTATTATTAAGTTTAATGATATTTATATAAAAAAAGAATTATGATTTCAGAAAGTTTAAGACAAAAATTAGGTAATTTTTTAGGTAAAAAAACAGATAATATTGTTGAAAATGGAGCAAATGAACAAGGTCAACAAGTTTGTGATTTGGATACTGGGATTTGTTATACGGTTAGAAGTAGAGATGGTTTAATAGAAAGAGTTGAAAATAGTATAAGAGTAAATCGTAAAGTACAGGTAGAGTCTCCATCCGGAGAAGTAAAACAATTATTAAATGGCTAAAGAATTAGAAAAAAAATTATTAGAAGAGTTAGGTAGGTTTAAAGAAATTAACCACAACACACAAAATCTCAACGAACAAATGGTTGGTGGTGTGGGTAATCTTGGTATGGGTAGTCATTTAGAAAGACTAGCTAAAAGATTTAATATGGATGAACAAGAGGTGGAAGATGAAACCGCAACTGAAGAAATACCTTTAGACCCAGAAGCTGAAGTTGAAGATTTAGATGTATCACTTGAAGACGAACCAGCAACAGAAGATGAAAGTGGTGAAGAAGATGTAGATTTAGATATTGATTTGGATAGTGAAATTGAAACTGGTGGTGACACAAAAGAACTAGATGTTACTGATTTAGTAACAAAACAAGATGAAGTAAACACCGAATTATCAGACCAAAAGGACATACTATCTAAAAACACTGAAAGTTTAGATGACTTGATGACTAAATTATCTGATTTAGAAACACATTTAACTTCTATGGATGATATGGTACAAAAAATAAGTGATTTAGAGGGTAAACTAGAAGAATATCGTCCACGTACACCAGAAGAAAAAATAGGATTAATGAAATATGACAGTGGTCCATATAGTCAAAACTTAAGTGATTTTTTCACAGACAAAGAAGAAGTTTTTGATAAAACAGGTAAAAAACAGTATGTTTTAAAACAAGATGAACTTGACAACTATAGTAAAGACGACATCAAAAAAAGCTTTTCCCAACCAGAAGACGAAGAAGAATAAAATAATCTTGTTCTTTGTTTGACATCCGCAAATTATATTATTATATTTAAACAAAGATTTATTAATTAATATAAAAAAAAATATAATGAGTAATAGTTTAGACGCGGTTTTAGCTCAATACGAGAAAAACAAACAAAGTGGTGGTTCCACAAAACCACAAATGACATCAGAAGAAAGAATGAAACAATATCTTTCTATTATGTTACCAAAAGGAACAAAACAAGGAGAAAAAAGAATCAGAATTGTACCAACAACAGACGGGTCGTCTCCTTTTAAAGAAGTATTTTTCCATAACGTACAAGTACAAGGAAGATGGCAAAAACTTTATGACCCAGGAAAAGATGAGACTGGAAAACCATCCGGTGAAAGAAGCCCATTAAATGAAGTTGAAGAAGCTTTAAGATTAGCAGGTGACGCACAATCAAAAGAATTAGCACGTTCTTATCGTTCACAAAAATTCTACATTGTAAAAGTTGTAGATAGAGACAATGAAGAAGATGGTGTTAAATTCTGGAGATTTAAACACAACTGGAAAGGAAATGGACCAATAGATAAGATTATACCTATTTGGAGAAATAAAGGAGATGTAACCGACGCAAATGAAGGACGAGACCTAATCCTAATACTCCAAACTCTTCCATTACCAGGAGGTAGAGGTGAGTATACAACAGTATCTTCAGTTATGTACGAAGACCCAGGAAAATTATCAGAAGACCCTGCTCAAACAAAAGAGTGGGTTGAAGATGAAAGAACTTGGAAAGATGTTTATTCACAAAAACCAGTAGAATACCTAGAAGCTATTTCAAAAGGTTTAGACCCAGTATGGGATTCTGAATTAAAGAAGTACACCTACGACGACCCTAATAGTGTAAGTAATTCTACAAACACAACAACATTAGGTTCTACCGACCCACAAGCAAATGACCCACAATCTGAAGATTTACCATTTTAATAAGTAGATATGGCATTGAAAAAAAGAACATTTGCAGACTTAAAAAATAAGTTCTCAAAGAAAGCTAACTTTAAACCAGAAAGATTTTTTGATTTAGGGAAAGCTTTCCTTGATGCTACTGGTTTACCAGGACCAGCTATGGGACATTTACAAATGTTTCTTGGTCATTCAGATACTGGAAAAACAACAGCTTTAATAAAAGCAGCTGTTGATGCTCAAAATAAAGGGATTTTACCAGTATTAATTATTACAGAACAAAAATGGGGGTTTGAACACGCTAAACTTTTAGGTTTTGACTGTGAACAAGTTGTAGATACCACTACTGGTGAAATAGATTGGGATGGATTTTTCTTATTTAACAACGACTTTCAATACATAGAAGAAATTACTGATTATATTAATACGTTACTTGATGCACAAGACAAAGGGGAATTAGAATATGATTTATTATTTTTATGGGATTCTGTTGGTTCAGTACCTTGTAAAATGACTTTTGATGGTAAAGGTGGTAAAATGCATAATGCAGCTACCCTAGCCGATAAAATAGGTATGGGACTAAATCAAAGAATAGGTAAATCCAGAAGACAAGATTCCAAGTATACTAATACCCTAGTGGTCGTTAACCAACCCTGGGTAGAACTACCAGATAACCCATTTGGACAACCTAAAATAAAAGCTAAGGGTGGTGAATCATTATGGTTAAATTCTACGTTAGTTTTTAGATTCGGCAATCAAAAAAATGCTGGAACTACAAATATTTCAGCTGTTAAAGAAAAAAGAAAAGTTAAGTTTGCTACTAGAACTAAAATAACAATTATGAAAAACCATGTTAATGGTTTGGGATACGAAGATGGTAAAATACTTATAACACCACATGGATTTATAGCTGGTAGAGAATCCACAGAAGAAAAAAAATCAATAGAAAAATATAAACAAGAAAATGCTACTTTTTGGTCTGAACAATTAGGTACTGGTGGTGATTTCGATTTAAAAATAGAAAAAGAAAATGACTAAATTAAAAACAGGAGATAAAGTAAAAGTACATTATGTTGGTACTTTAAAAGATGGTTCACAGTTTGATAACTCTAGAGATAAAGGTGAAGGGTTAGAATTTACAATTGATGATGGACAACTACTAAAAGGATTTAACGATGCGGTTAAAAATTTAGAAGTAGGGAAAACAACTAAAGTAGATGTTAAATCGGAAGAAGCTTATGGAAAATACATTACTGAGGCTGTGATAACAGTACAAAAAAGTGAATTTCCAGAATCTCTAAAATACGAACTAAATGGTTTTATCCAAGGACAAGATGATAAAGGAAGACCAGTACAGGGACAAGTTGTAAAGATTGATGAGGAGAGTGTAAACTTAGATATGAACCATCCTTTAGCTGGTGAAGATTTAAGTTTTGAAATAGAATTATTAGAAATAGTAAAGTAAAAAATTGTTTAACCTTTTAAACGTGTGTTTTGACAAGAACATTATTAGTTGACGGAAATTCCTTATTAAATACTGGTTTTCATGGTATAAAAAATATGTATAATGGTACAGACCATATAGGTGGTCTATACCATTTTCTTAATACCTTAAGAAAATTAATAGATACCTACATACTTACTAAAATAGTGGTTTGTTGGGACGGTGAAGATAACACCAAACCCAGACTAGAATTATATCCAGATTATAAATTAAATAGGAGGACAAAATCTAAGTCAGAAGATGACTTACAATCATATGCTAGACAAAAATTACGGGTACAAGAATACCTAGAAGAACTTTATGTTAGACAAGCAACCTTTAAATGGTGTGAAGCGGACGACTGTATAGCACACTACTGTAAAAAAACAATCCAAGAAGAAATAATTGTACTAACATCCGACAGAGATTTATTACAATTAATATCTAAAAATGTATCAGTACATATAATTTCATTAAATAAATTATTTAAAGATGGTGATAAGGTACCACTAAACGGAGTTAACATACCACCGAACAATGTTAGGGTAGTTAAAACTATATGTGGTGATTCTTCAGATAATATATATGGGATAAAATTAGTTGGGGTAAAATCCCTAATAAAAATAAAACCAGAAATACTAGAAAAAAAAGTATCTTTAGAGGATATAATAAAGACTATAAAATCAAAAGATAAGATTAACAAAAAAGAACAAA